TGCCGTGCATTCTCATAGAAATTTTCTGTAAAACTCTGAATCTTTCAAATTCCTTAATGTCTTTAAACGCAACTAATAAAGAATAGTCATCAGAATGTTCCAAGTGTGAACAAATCAAGTTAGATTCAGGATATAGTTTAAGCCATGTCTTATACGCATAGTTATTAGAGCACACAAATTTGTAAGACGAAGCATAATTAAACATTCCTTGTAAAAAATTCTGGCTACTCACTATATAACCGTCTTCCTCCTTTAAATATTTAGTTTTATCATTAACTGATATAACTTTCTTCAATATTTCCAATGGCACTTTTATTCTTTTATTTGTCCATTTTAGCAGACAAATTCTCATGACCTTGAATAAACCAGGTGAAAGTTTATCTTTAAAAGCCAGTAACATTGAGTAGAAAGATGACATTGTCTCACAAGCAGACCATTTTGTACTGTCACCATTCACAAAGAGAATATTATAATTTTCTGTTGATGCTTTTATCAAAAACTCATCCAAGGCACTCTGCATTTTAATCACTTTAACATCACCAGGTACACTTATACACTCATTTGGAGAATTCTTACAAATTTCTTTAAAGAAGCACTCAAAGACTTTAGTGAAGACTCTAGAAATAAAATCTTGTACATAAAACTCCCTTTTTGCACCATATTGAGATTTTATACATATATCAACTGTAGTGATATGCTCTTCTTGAATTCCTTTCATTATCCAATCTTCAACATCCTCATCAGCTAACAAGCCCATATTCTCCAGTAATGACTCTGCCACTCTTAATCGTTGTCTTTTATCACTCTTAATAGGGTTTTTGCTTATATTAATACTTATACTTTCAATTTTTTCATCTGGATTTATTATTTTTCTCTTATTTATTTCTCTACTATTTAGCATCAGTGTCTCTTTTAGTAACTCAAAATTGTTTATAACAGCTTTAGTAGAAAACATGTCTGATGCAGACAACTTTGAAACACAATGTTCAGCCGATTCTATATCAGGTTGTTCTCTCATCAAATTGTCTCTTACCGATATATAAACAACATCAGAGATACAGCCTATCTTATTTTTATCTAAAAGAAATTCTTTTAAGTTCCCTTTTAAAATTATGCCTATAGACCTTTCTATTGATAAATCAGAGAATTTTTCTTGATACTCATTTATCACATTGATAGCTTTGATTTCTTCATGAAACAAAGAAGAGGGTTCCTTAATAGTGAGTGTATATAAGAATAATTCATCCTGTAAACCTTGGTCACTAATTATATTATAATCTGTCCAAACACCAGGTAACATTATTAGTCCGCCTGTACTGTGAGAGACTCTATTTCCTCCTTTATAAATAGGCTTCTCAAATCTAATTTTTCCCTTTTTCCTAAATTTACTCAAAAGGCCTAATCTAGTTGTTATTCTATTTATCAGCCAGGCAGTATAGTTGTTATCCAACACTTTGTTTAGTTTATCCTTCATTAAGGTTTTATTACTAGAATAATCAGAAATAGAAGACATTATCATGTACCTTGCATCAGTTAATATCTCATTATTCTTTTGGTGCACACTTCTTGCAGCCATTGACATTACCATAAACTTTGAAACCATTCTTTCATAACCTCTTTCTTCTTTTACCTTTGAGTTTAAC